TTGTAGGTGACCAGTTTACCGTTTCTGTGACCGATGGCCGGGAGGATTGCCGATTCGGGTCGGTCGTGAAAGAACTTAGCCGCCACTGCCATCGCAAATAGCGCACAGTCGGCAGCGAATTGGTGCCAGTACCAGTGATCGCCGGCAGGGTCAGAATGCTGCCAGGACCACTCTTTAGGCTCTGAGCCAATCTGGCGCCAGCCTACCAGCACAGCCACTACGTGATCGTCCTGCAGGGCCACCTTGAGCGTGCCCTGGGAAGCATGGAATCCTACGTAGTCCTCTACAGCCTCCCGGGTCCAGCCCTTGAAGCTGTCCGGGAGTTTGCGCAGCAGGTAGTCTGTGATGGGTTGGATCAAACGAGGATCTCTTGGAGGATTACTTGTGAGGTGGCGCGTGTATAATTAGTGCTATCTGTGTCTGTGATAGTCCTATTCAAAGCAAATGTGTAGGCTCCATTTGCATACACTTTGATTCTGTAAGTAACAGCAGCGGTTGATCCAGGGGAGTCAACGAATGAAATCGGAACAATTGATTGAGAGAACGTATTGTCGGCATCCCAAGGTTGAACCTTGATTCCATAAATACGGCTTCCAGGAGTTGTTGGAACACCAAGCTCAGTAGCTGTTCCACCAATAACTCGTTCCAAAATAAACGCAGCTCTAACCGGAACTTCGCATGAGATGTTAAACTGAACCAACACCTTCGATGTGGATGCCTGTGGAGTGATTGATGTGGTTAACTGGGTTATCTCAACAGCGCTTCCTCTGCTTGTAGGCGTTGTATAAGTATCTGCAGTGGTAGAGTTTGTAAACTCAATCCTTGGCCGCAGCGTATTCAATGCTCCACCACTCACCGTCATGTTGGAACCAAGTGTCAGGGTCTCAAAATCTCCGGAGCTGGCGGTATAGCGCCCAAGCAGTTTTGCTCCGCTAGTTCCATCAATAGCGAACAATTTCCCAGCAGTCACCGCACGCGCACCAATCTTCCCCTCAACCACAGCCAGAGGCTTGATCTGCATCGTGGTAGACGTGAACGAAAAGTCGGTCGATGCATCCAAGGCAACCGGACTATTGGATGATCCACTTCCATTTCCAACCACAGTGGAAGTCGCTTGAGAGAGCAAAGCAGTCAAAGGCACAGATCCACTGCTGATGCTCAGTGATCCACCATCAACCGTACCAGTGACATCGACGCTAGGAGTGCCAAGCAGGTTGAGCGTTGCCGCATCCAGAGTGGTGGAGCTGCTGACGGTAGTACCGGGAGTGACGGTTACAAAGAGTGGCATAGGTTAGACGTCTGTTTTGCCGTAGAGTCGGAAAGGTATTGCTAGTGATTTGACTGAGTGAATCGTCAGCGCTCCGGTGGTAGTGGTAACCACTGGCTGCATGGTAATGGAGTGGCGACGCAGACGAGCTTTCTGGCTGAACGATTGGAACAGGCCTGCTCTAAATCCGGAGGTATTGCACCGAATTCCCGGAAGAGTGGAGTAATCCTCGCGGAAAGGTGCAAGGAAGTTGTCTCCGGAGTTGTTGGTGACGTAGGTGCCGCTTCCGTAGATGTAGTAGGCTGTCCGGCTTTTGGTTTCATTGGTGGCCACCGTGTAGGACTCGTTCACACCATCGAAGTTGGCTGTGATCGAATAGGTCGGATTCCAGGATGACAGCTCGAACTGCAGGCCTGTCCACTGCTTGTGATCGACGTCGTTCTCACCAGCATGGCCCCGGAAGTACACCGAGGTGGCAATCTGCTGGATGATCCCATTGCGATTCCGATCCTGCAGGGCATTCAGATCGAAGTTGTGGATGTAGCCGCTCTCATCGGCCCAGCAAAGCGTGTCAGTGCCCGCTACAACGATCCTGGTGAAGTACCGAGGCACAAGCAGCGATCCCTCCCAGTAGCCCTCCCAGGCCTGATTCAGGAAGTTGTATACCAGCGTCCTGGTGTTGGTGCCATTGCCACCCTCGACAGGCACGCTGAGGATGTAGCGGTTCTGGAAGTAGGCGCCACAGGCCTTGTTCCAGTTGGCCTGATCAATCTCCTCAATGACGTCCTGAATCGGATCAGACAGCGGGAGAACCACCGACTGGCTGATACCGTACTCGGTCTGCTTGAGACTGATGACGCCGCGCTGCGACAGGAAGACGATATCAGAGCCCGTTGAAGCGATAGACGCCTGACTGACGCATCCAAACTCTCGGGTGACCTCAGTGAGGCGGGTGGTCGATAAATCGCCGTAGAGGTTCTCCACAGCGAGAATGCTGCGTTCCTTGAAGACGATCAGCGTGGTCGTGTTGAACGGGTACAGCGCCACCACCTTGTCGTTCGCCCCGGTGTTCAACTTGAACTCGTTCAGGATGGGGCTGTAGTGCAGCGGATCCAGCACGTCGGAGACGGCCAGGTAGTCGGGACCGTAGAGCAGCAGCAGGCGGTTCTGAAAGTACAAGCCCTCTCGACCAGCGGGCACATTTGCACCGGAGGCAGATGACTTCTTGATCGTTCCGGTAATCGAGGCCGATGTGATGTTTACCAGCGTCGAAGGCTGTGATGTTGTGACACTTGCAGACGTGTAGTTGATGCCCGGGTTGACGATGGTCACCGCGGTCACCTTGCCGTCGGTGATAGTAGCCGTTGCCGTAGCCAGCGTTCCGCCACCATTGAGCGTGATCGTAGGTGCGGTGATATAGCCAGCGCCTTGGTCGACAATGGTGAGCGAGGTGTAGCCGCTTGAAGTCGGGGCAGCAATGCTCACCGCAGGCACCGATGAGTATCCGGATCCCACGTTGGTCATCGTGAACCCGGTGACCTTGCCACCAGAGACGATTGCAGTGGCCGTAGCGGTGGTTCCACCGCCTCCAGGCGCAGCAATAGTGACTGCAGGCGCTGCAGTGTATCCAGCGCCACCAATATCAAGAGTGATTGATCCAACCGTTGCGCCTGAAAGCACCGCGGTTCCAGTGGCAGTCTGTGCTGCAATAGTCCCAGTGATAATCGCCGTCTTCGCCGTGTTCAGCGAGTCAGTCTCTTCACTCGTACCTGAGAACAGCTTCAGTGAGTTCTTATCGCTCGGGAAGACGTAGTAGATGCCATTGGTAAGCCCGGAAACCACGTTGCTGATGGTAACCTGATCACCAGCCACAAACGGATGGTTCGGGACAGTAACGGTGTCGTCATCAGTCGACGATGCCACGATGGCATTCACTGATGCCACTCGGTTGAAACCGTTGTCCAATGCAGAGACAGGCACTCCAGCGGAGTATGACGCCTCCATGATCAACGGCAGTCCGTCGTTGTAGAAGTCATCGACTCCCTCGGTCACCTCGTAGCCGGTGGTGTTGTTCGACAGCTCGAAGTAGTAGCGGTTGGATGAAGTCAGGCCTGAAGCAAGCGTCACCGGGTTGGTGCCCTGCTGGGCATTGCCTTGGCTCAAATGCAGTGTGCACACACCGCCAGCCTTGACGTTGACGTACATACCAAAGCCTTGGCCGGTTGACGTCGATGAAATCCACAGCGCGGGAGATGATCCAATCTGGAAGACAACGACACGATCACCGGACTGCAGGTCAGGAGTGACGTTCAGCGTGACCGTCTTATTGGCCACATTGACATCGGCGCCAGTGAAGTAGTATCGGGCGTTGCCCGGGCGCAGCATGACCACAGCATTGGTGGCCTGCATCAGGCGCACCGGGCTGTAGATGTCGTGCCCGTTCATCGGGATCTCCAGGTGGGACTGATTAGGCCTCACCAGGTACATCTTGCCCTGGCCACCGTCTGATGTGCGCACCTCGTTGGTGGCTACAACCAGGCCCTGGTAGCCAGTGTCTGGATCTCGGAAAGGCAGCACTCCGAGGATGTCTGTAAAAGCCGCGGTTGATCCGTAGAACTGAATGTTTCGATTGCTCGGGCCACCAGTAAACGAGATGGCAGCCGTCGACATCACGCAGTTGCTGTTGTCGTCCAAGATGCACCTGGTGCCATTCGGGAACACCAACGATGGAATGCTTTGGTCGGAACAGATGATCGAGTTGTTAGGGATCTGGAAGCCACTAACCACCTGCGTCGACGCAGAATTGGAGGTGACAGTCACCGTGCGGGTTGATGTAACCCACCGGCCTCCCCACTTAGGCTGCACAATGCCCCACCGGGTCTTGATGTTCTGATCCTGGAAAACCCGGTTGATTGCCTGGCTGACAAACTGGGCCGGCAACTGGGCAGGATCCAGACGCGAGATCACACCCCGGAAGCCGTCGTCGATTGTGATGATCTCGGGTAGGTCGGGCATATTATCGGCCTGGGACAATGATCTGGCGCACGTACTTCTCCTGGTTGGCCACCTTGTCGATCTCCTTGGTCAGCTCAACCTCACCGAGCTCAAGGAAGGTGTTGCCCAGGTCGACCTTGCCATCGACCCGCAGCATCTGGCCCGCGGCCTTGAGCGAACACACCTCGACAAAGCGGTACGGGAAAGCGTAGGCAGTAGCCTCTCCAGCAGTCGAGAGCAGAGGCGGTGACTTCCGGAACTCAATCCACACAAACGGAAGCTGATCACCAACCAGGATGCCGTAGTCGGTGAGAGTGTAGGCGGGCTCCTGCTGGCGCCAGGTGACTCGAGGATCCAATGGCCACACCGAGAAGGTCTCACCGATCTCAATAGCCCGTGCGGTGCCGTCAGGATTAGTCTGCTGGTTGACGTAGCGCAGGAACTTGTTCAGGCGCCCCCAGTAGGAAGCGTTGGTCGGGAGCGTGCCGGCAGCCGCTGTCCCAAAGAGCTGATAGTACTCCTGAGTCTCAGGATACAGCACGATGTCCCCGATGCTGTAGGTAGTGGTTAGATTCCAATCTCCACCAGTGCCGCTGTAGGAAGGCTGGGCCTCGCCCCAGAACTGGGAGTTCAATGTGCCGCCAGGACCACCAATCGTCGGAGGGTTGCCAGAGTTGATAGAACCAACGTACTGGTAGTACTTCTGCTCGGTGGGATAGTAGACAACCATGCCACCGGAGTAGACCTGGGAGGAACTGTAGTTGGGCGCGAAGAACTCCTGCTGGTAGACGGTCTGCTCGGGCCAGTCGAAGCACTCCCAGGCGCTGCGCAGGCTCATCGAGATGAACGTGCGGAAGAGATTGGACTCCTCGGTGGTCAGAGTGGAGAAAACGCGCCCAGTAAGCTCACAGGCGCGTTGCAGGACGTAGTCGTAGGTGACGGTTCTCATTGGCTACCAGGCTTTGCAGGACCAATACTTGGCCGAGAGTTTCGATCCCGGGTTGTCACAGCCGTGACGAGCGCGGAAGTTGGCCCGTCGCTCCGGGATATGCTTCTTGATGGTCATGTCCGGGTCGCCAAAACGCACGAGCTTAACCTTGCCGTTTTCCTTGGCCAGCACGGCTGACTTCTTGGACTCCCCGGGGGTGGCCTTGGGCTTGTTGTAGCCCGAGAACTTGTTGCCCTTGTAGTTGATCATTGGGACTTCGGGAGCACGTACCAACCTGCTGGCAGCGTCACCGTGGACGGCCCCACCAGCTTCTTGTCTTTGTCGAATCCGTACACGCTGGCCTTCACCGGCTTGGCCAGCATCACCGGATCACCGGAAGGGACCAAGACCACCTTCGCCACCTGGCAGCCCAGGCAGGTCAGCAATCCGATCAGCCAGATCGCTTTTGAGGGCCTTGGGAGCTTTACCATGTTGCACATCGGTGGGTGGTGTTTCTCGGAACCAGTCGAGCAGGGCCTTCAGGATCTGGTAGATCCAGTTCACTCGGCCTTCTTCTCGGCGTCCTTGGCCCAGATAAGGCCGATGCCAACGGTCACTTGAGCGATGGTGGCGGTCAGATCGACGTTGGTGCTAGGATCGCCATCGAACACGGATTTGAGAGCACTTCCAATAGCAACGAGAATGACGCCAACGCCAGCGAGTGTAGTTTTGATGTTTTTCATTTTTTCAGGGCTTTGTAAAGTGCAACGCAGGCGGCGGCAAGGCCAACCAAGGCGGAGAGGAATCGAATCCCGTCCGTGAGCTGGGGGAGCATCGACGCTGCGGTCGCAGTCGCCGCGGTTCCGAGCGAAAGGGCTAGGCCGTTCGTTCCGCCTTGGTTGGAAGCGTCCATGGGTTACTCAGGCTTGTGCTGCTGCTGTGCGTTCACTTGGGCTTCAATGCTTTCGTACAAAGGAAGTCCAACCTTCATATTCATAACGTCTCCAGCCTTCATCCCGATCACGAGGAGCTGGGTGAGCTGTTGCAACTGTTGCAGTGTGAGTTCGATCTTGATCATGCGGCGGGAGCATCAGCGACCACGGGCGCGTCCGCAACGATTTCCGGCGTCACCTGAGGCAGCATCGGAGGCACGATCATCTCGGGTTGTGGCGGCGGAACCGGCACCCACGGCAGCGGCGGAGCGATGACCGGCGGGTTGATCTGGTTGTTGATCTGCTGCGTCACGTTCGCTTCGATGGCGGTCTTATCGACTCCGTTTGCGTAGCACCAGCCAAGCACCTGTTCCTGCGTCAAGTCAGGATACGGCGTGAACGATCCGCTGGGCGCAGCGAACGAGCAGGAGCCGTAGCAGGTGCCGCTGTACTGATCCTGCGAGCCGTTGCACCTCCAGTCGGCGGTGATGACGACATCTGAGTAGGTGCCTTCGGTGGGTTTGACGAGAAGGCGTTCGATGATCCAGACAATGGAGATGGTGGTCATGGTGGTGTGAATTAGAGGCTAGAAACAACGAATGCGAGCAGTTCATCATGGCGCAAACCGAGACGAGTCTTGGCAACAGCATTCTCGCTTTCGGAGGTGTAAGGCTTTCCGTCAGAATCGACCGAGCTTCCGTTCACCTCGTACCAACTGTCGGAACAGAACATTCCATAATCGGAGGCATCCAAGCCTTCAGCGGCGAACGCAGACTGCACATCCTGAGCAATCCATCCGACATGGATTCGAGCATTTTCACCCTTAGAGGCAACAGCGTCTTTGAAACGATACTTCTTCACGAGTTGCTTGATGCTAGAAGCAACACGTTTTTCTGAGGCTGAAAGATCCGCAATATCCTGCTTCTCGTTTCTATCAGAGGTATTGATCGTTCCAGTACCAGCATAAACCGTGGCCCAGCGTTCAGTTCCAGATCCAAGGTTGTATGAATTGTCGGATACGGTTCCAGTGCCATTGGCTGGAAGGAGTCCAGTAGATCCAAAAAATAGACCTCTGTTATTTCCCGCGATATTGATATCACCAATGTAACCGGCACCGATCTGGGTTCTTGCAGCAGCGCGAACATAACCACTGTCAAGAGATAGATTCCCGCTCGCGTCGAGCGTCATGCTGGCAGTCCCGTTGTTCTTGATGAACGTCAGGTTGTCACCGCTATTGTAAATGCCGTGAGCGGTGGCATTGCCAGAATCCCAGAGATAGAACTTGTTGGCATTCCGAATAGATCCAGCTCCGTTTACAGTAAGCTTTTGGCCACTAACCGGAGATTCCCCCACGCCCAGCCCCGTGGAGTTCAGGGTCATTCGAGTGCCGCCTGCGCCGTCGCCGAAGGTGAACACGCCAGCTTGAGTCGCAATAATCAAATCCTGCACCGATGCGTTTAATACGCGAAAGTTTCCAGTGTCTGTTCCGATGTAATTGGAACTGCTGGAATCTTGGATACGAAGAAAAGTAGCAGCACTTCCTTTAGAAATATGCAGAGTCTCGCTCGGACTCGCCGTCCCAATACCCACCCGATTGTTCGCCGAATCCACCTTCAACGTCGAGGTGTCCACCGTCAGATCGCCGGTGATGGTGGCGGAGGCGAGGGTGGCGGTGCCGCCGGCTCCGAGGATCTGGTTGCTGGTGATCTTCTTCGTGGTGCCCGATGCAGCCATCGTCGTGTCACTGACATCGACAATGGGAAGGACATCCACCGCGGGATCGACGGTCGTGATCGCCGTCAGTGCTGTGATCTTTGTATCTGCCATAAACTGTTAGTTAGCTTGAATGATGAGTTTGCCACTGTCCTCTTGCAGCAGGAACGACGCGTCCTCCAACAAGACGGAATCGAAAGTCCCAAACGTGATGACGATCTTGTCACCATCCTCCAGCAGAACGAAGAAGTCGTCCTCCTGAAGCAGGTCCCGGCGCAGGATAGGTAGATCGCCAGGGGTAACATTACCCCCGCCGTTCGATACCAGTCGTGTGCCGAGAGCGAGTGTCACGATTGAATCACGCCATTGAATGCGATCACCTGACCGCTGGAAATCTGGAAGCTCGTGATCGGTCCCGGTAGGGTAATACCAGCAGGGATGGTCGCAGTGGACCAGGATCCGCTGATGTTGCCACCGGTGATCGAGCTAAAGGTGGTAGGGGCGATGGTGGTTATGGCCACAAACGGGCCAGTGGTCAGCGTGGTGGCTGTCACCAGTTGAAAGCCGCCCTGTCCCATCGAATACTCGATGGCCTGATTTGCTACGTCGCTCATATATCCCAGATCTTCCGGATTTGATTCTTGGTGAAAGTGCTCTCGAAGCGGGATCCTTGGCGGTCTTCCAACCGGCTGAATCCCTTCTTCACGTTGTCCTTGAGTTCGGTCTCGCGAGCAAAGCCGGTGACCCCGAAGCGGGCCACCGGTTGTCGCATCCACCGCTTCCCATCAAGGACAACAGAGTCGGTACCCATCGGAGCGATATGCTCGATGGACTTGCCATTGTTCTCGAAGGTGTAGATCGGCATATCAGGAACCCATTTCGCTGTCGTACTCCTCAACCATCTCCCGCATACCCTTCTCGTCCATCGGCTCCTTGGAGGCCATGGCCTTCTCGCTCTTGTTCTCGTACTCAGCGGGCATGCCGTTGACGCTGCGGATCTCGATATAGGCCTCGCCGTTTTCGAGCTTCTTGAGGACACCGCGAACATCGTCCAAAACCACTTCATCACCGACCTCGGGCATGGCCTGTTGGCCATCCTCCATGTCAGTGGAAAGGGCTTCGAGCGGAATAGAAATCATGGGTGCATTGTTGTCAGCCTCATCGCATCCGCAAGCGGAATGAGAAGAGGGGGCACCACCTTTACGATGATGCCCCCTCGGGCTAACGGCAATCACCATGATGGTGGCCGTCTTGGGTCGCATATTACAGCGTGGTCGAGGTCTTCGTCCGATGCACCAAGTACCACACCGGGTTACCGGTGGAACCGGTGTTACCAGCGGCCAGACGCAGGGCGGCGAAGTACAGCTTCACGCCGACGGTGACGAGCTGGTTCAACGGATCCGACTTGTCGGGGGTGTCGGTGATCACGATGCGCGGGGACAACGGATCATCACCGGTCAGAGCAGGGATACCGAACGACTCGTTGCCGAAGAAGAACGAGGCGATGATGTCCTTGGTGGCAGTAACGCCGCCGCCATTGGAGCTGGTCTGGTTAACGAACTTGTCGTTCTCGGTGGCCGAACCGGTGCTGACGAACGAGTTGGTCTGGGTGACCACGCGGCAACCGTAGATGGAGCCGACCTCGCCCTTGTAGAACGGCTGGCCCTTGTTGCCGTAGTTCGACGCGTTCAACCAGTCGGCGTCGCGCATGAGGTCGCGGGCCACACGGGGGTCGGTGGCGAGGACGTAGCCGCCGTTGATCAGCGGGGCGCGGTTGCGCTTCAGGCGGGTCATGGAATCGAGGACAGCCGAGGCGGTCATCGTGGTGTTGGCAGCGGCCGTGTCGGCGTTGAGGCCCACGAAGCTCTGAGTGGTCAGCGTGGCGGGGTTACCGTACACGCAAGTACCACCCGAGCCAGCGGCGGTACCGCAAGCGTCGGAGTTGTCGAACGTGCCACTACCCTCGGCAGCAGTACCAAGAACCGAAGTTCCCGAGGCCAACAAGAGGTTGGAGCCGATCAGGGTGTTGCGGATCACCGAGTCAACCCAGAGGGCCATATCCAGACCGGAGGTCTTGGTGGCCTGCTGCATGGAGTTGAACAGGTCGGTGGCGCGGAGGATGTCGGTCAATCCGATGACCTGGCCGTACTGTGCCAGCGACTTGCTCAGGCTGTTGAGGGCCAGAGCGCGGTAGTTGGCGGAGCTGATGGCCGCACCTTCGGAGCTGATGGTCTGAACACTTCCGATGCTCGGAGGTCCGAAACGGAACATCGAGATGGCCTTGTTACCATTGTTCTTTGGGATCGGAGCCTTCATGGCGAACTGATCCAGGATGGTCTCCTGTTGAACGATGGAGAGCAGCTCCTTGCTGAAGTAGTTCTGGAACTGGCTCGTGAGCGTGGTTGAAGTAGTAACTGGCATATTTGAGTTGTGGTTGTGCTATCAGTTTTCGTCCCGGTCGAACGCCCTCGACGCTTTCAACAGCGCCTCCCTCTGCTCCTTGAGAGACAGCTTCGAGAAATCTTTCTCCTCAGCCTTAAGTTGTCCTGCCGGTACGCTTTTACCAATAGCGGTCTTCTGCTGGAGCTTATTGAGTTGTTCCTTCAGAGCCTTGTTCTCGGCCTCGATCGACTGAGCTTTTCCCGCAGTGTCCTGGAGCTTCATCAATTCCACCGCATGGACAAGTCCATCGGGCATTGATGTCAGCATCGGTACCTTCTGGAGCAGTTCGACAGTACGTTTGTACTCGGGGCTGTTCTGATCCTTCAACCAAGTCTCCTTCTCGGACAACCGGGAAAACGAATCAGACCATGCCTTCGCGAACTTCTCCTGCTGTACCTTCTGCTGTCGCTCTGTAGCAGCTTTTCGGACTCCATCAGCCTTGGCTCGCGCTGCCTTGGCCAACTGAGAATCGCCATCAGCATCGAACTCCTTGGCCGCAGCCTCGTAGTCCTCCGCCGTGTAGCCCTTCTCATCTCGGAAGGAACTGGTCTCAGCAGCCTTGGATTGCTCCCGCTGCTTGCCCCACTCCTCCCTTTCCCGCCTCACCGCTTCGCGCTCAGCCTTGAGGGCCTCCTTCTCAGCGTTGATTTGCTCCCAGGTCTTCGCCTTTCGGTTCTGTTCCTGAGCGAATTTGCTGCTCTTGTCCTTCTCCGTCTTCTGCTCGGTCTTCTTCTCAGCCTTTGCTTCTGGCTCCGATTTCGTGCCTACTTCCTGCTCGCCACCATCGACCTCTTTACCGGCATTCCCCGCATCGGAGGAATCTTGCTCAGCAGGAGCCGTCTCATTGTTATTGGGAGACTGCTCCTTGGGCTGGCTGTCGATATCGACACCGGCATCGTAGTCATTGGCCAAAGCGAGCATCGCATCGGCACTCAGTGTATCATCTGGCATATTGTGCTTTTACTCGTTTGCTGGTCCGCACAGACCGGCAACCGCAACTTTGATCCTATGTGTTCGTGGCAGAATCCGGATCATCCTCCTGCCCCGTAATTGATTCTTGGTCGGCCATCATCTCGATGACCTTCACAAGACTGGCCTGACCCATTGCAAAACCTGATGAGTATTGCAAATGGTTTCGGTCAGTTATGGCTGAAGCGTTCTGCATGAGAACGGTATTCAGCAAAGCGTCCTTGAAGCGTTTCCCGCTATCGCTCTTGAAGAAGTTGCTCAGTGCATTGGCGTCTTCCTTGCGCCATGGTAGCGGGTTTACCCAGCACTGATGTCGGCCAAAGGTCCAAGCAGCGCGGACTCGTGCGATGATGGAGATCATGGTTACTTTGCGGCCTTCTTCCGACCTGCGGCTTGACGGCGCATGAACTCCGCGGCACCGAGCTTCTTGCGACCGATGTAGGCAGCAAGTGCGCGGGGATCATCGGCACCCTCTTTCTTGAGTTCGGTGGCGAGCTTACTGAACTTGGATTTCTTCTTCATATTGGAAATGGGTCACCAGGCTTTGCACGAGTGATACCGCGGCGTGGTCTTGTCCGTGGCAGTATCGCAGTTATGCCGTGCGCGGAAGTTTTTCCGGCGCTCCGGATCATCCCGCTTGATCTCCATATTCGGATCACCAAAGCGGACCTTGATCACGGTACCCTTGGGATTGCGAACGTACACCGCCTTCTTCTTCTTCTCGCCCGGAGTGTAGAAGGGCTTGTTGAGCGTAACCTTCTTGCCTTGGTATTCAGCCATATCAGCCCTCTCCAAAGATTGGTGATTCCTGAATCTCCTTGAGATCGGACACCGGCTTCTTCCGCTGGAATCGCACCTTCGGCGGAACACCCTCCTCGAGCGCCTGCAATCCTCCCGGCTCGATCTCCCGCGGTGTGGCCGGTGCGACGCTGCATTGGACGACGGTTCCCTCGGTGAGCGGTATCATAATCTTCTTATTCTCGAACTCTCCGCACCAGTCATTGGCATTGAGAGTTGGCCAACAACTGGGTCTCCCCGCGGGCGGGAACCTGCGGCAGGTCCCGTCCACACAATAGAACCGGCAATCCTTACATGTCACGGTGATCATCACATCATCTGGGCTTGTTCAGCGGGAGCCGCTACCTCCGCGGGAACCGGAGCGGGGGGTTGCGAGGAAGCGAGCAATCCCGTGCTCTCGAAGAACTTCTGGATCTCCTTCCGCAGCTTCCGCGCCTCGTTCGTAGCCACCTGCTCGTAGCCCTGGAGCAGGCTATCGATCCGCATCATGAACGCGTTCTGGCTCACCGGACTCAGTTGCTGCCCCTGCTGGATCGCACCATTCAGGTACTGCATCAGCACCCCGATCCGACCCGCATAATTCTGGCCAGGCTTTGCCGGCACCGGGATACCAACCAAGAGCGTTGGTATGGTCTTGGTCTCGTCCTCCAGCTCGTCCGCCGCCTTCTGGCCCGGATCCCGGAGCAGCCGCTTCACAAGGCTCGGGTCATCCAATTCCATGATGCTCTTGTCCAGCTCCACCTGATCCACCCACGGGCTGTTCATAAACAACTGCTTCCGGTTGATGGCCTGCTGAACCATCATCTGCCGGCTCACCATGTCCATGCCACCCTTCGGCTCCAGCTCATACTGATCGTGCAGCGCAATCGGGTCCGCCTCCAACGAGTCCTCGGCAAACCGGTACCGCAGGCTCTTGGAATCATACTGCACGTAGAGTCCCCACGCTTGCCGGTACAATTTGCCCAGTGCCATGCGGAACAGACGAGCCCGGAGATCCCCGCTCTGCATGGCTTGAGCGTTGATGCTCTGGATCTCGGTCGCGGTCCTCCGATCACTTCCACCGCTCATCACACTGCCCATCGCGTAATCCGGGCTACCGATCCGGTTCTCCGCCACGGCCCGTGTCTGGTTCAGCTCCTGATCAAAGCTCACCGGCGGCTGCGGCATCTGCACCGGAGCCACGCCATAGGGGAGAATCTGCCCCGGCTGGAACCGTAGGTTGATGCTATTGGGCAACTCCCGCTCCGCCCGGAACAGCGGGCGGTTGTACAGCGTCATCGCATCATGCTTGTGGTTCCACATCGAGGTCATGGACAACTCGAACGGAGCTAGGATCTCGCACACGCCCCGCGGGCTGAACCATCCCTTGTCCTTGATCTCGTAGGGGAAATCGATGAATGGCAGTTGGCCATGGTCATAGGGGAGCTCCATGGGATCCCGCAGATCCAGATCCACCGCCGCGGGGCTGTACAGATACACCTCCCACACCCCGTCATCCCGCTTCCGGTACACCTCCCAGACAATCACACCATCCGTGTTGTTGGTGTACGTGATACCCTCGCGCAACTGCTTCGCATCGTCCTCGGTCGCAGCCCCCGGGATATTGTCATCCTGCTGCGGGTTACCCCGGATCTTCTCAATCGTTTTGGAGTCCGACTTCCACCCAAACTGGCCAGCCATCCGCTTGTACGCCGGAACACTCATCGGCATCACATGCACCGCCCAGTCCGCATCCTGCAAATCCGTGGTATACGCCGGCACCACAAAATACATCGGGTCCACCGCTTCAAACCCCACCCGCTTATCACCCGGATTCCAGAAGCACTTCATCACCCCGCGCCCGCTCATCAGCGTGTAATCCACCCAGGAGAGGACCTCGTCAGTAAAGTTGGTCTTCTCCCGGATCTTATAATTGAACCAGTCCTCCGCCACCTTCGTGTACGCGTTCAACTGCTGCCTCATCGGCACAAAGCTGGCCACCACATCCATCCCCAGCGCCTGCTGGAGGAAGAGAGGCTTGAGCTTCTCGATCGCGGTATCGATCAGCGGCCAATGCAGATCCGCGGCCTTCGGCCAGGGCTTGTTCGTCCGGCGAAGACCATGATGGCGCAACTCATACCACCGAGTCTGCCGCAGCTCCCATGGGCTCCGCTGGCCCACGGCCTCAACAATCTGCCCCTGCAACGCATTCCGCTGTTTATCGCTCATCATAAATGTCCTCCCCTCCTTTATCCCCCTACCTCGCAACCAGCAAGCGCAACCCCCTCCGGCTCAATCGCTCCAAGCTCATCCTCCATCCGCTCCAGCAGGCTCCGCCCATCATCACCCAGCGCCTTCATGTACTCGTCCATCCGCTTCCCGCCACCACCACAGAAGGCCAATACCATCGCATCCGCCCGATCCGGACTGTTCACCCCGCGAGCCCTCAACTCATCCTTCCCCTCCAGCGTCAGCTTACCCTTCCCGTTCGTCCGCACCTTCCGGCTCACGAACTGCTGGAGCAGTACCTCGTCCGTCCCCACCGGTCCCAGATTCACCTTCCCCTCCTCCACCATCCGCCCAAACTCAATCCACATCTCAGCCGCACGGTTCACAAACTGATCATCCCGGATGGCCCGCTCCCCGAAATTCACCCGCCTCACATCCCAGCCCTCCGCCCGGAGCGCATCGCACATGACAACCCCCATGCCACCCACATCCGCGTAGATGTCCTCGGCCTTCAGCTTCCACTTCCTGAACTCGCTGATGAACCGACCCACACTGGCCATCGTGTCCTTGTCCCGCCAGCGGATCAGACCCTTCACCGTGTTCCCATGGCGCACCACCATCACGCTCTCATCCCCGCCGGCGCTGAAGTCGCAGCCCGCTGTGAGCCGATGACCCTCCGTATCCTCCTTGGGTGGGCCACTCACAACCTTCTGCCAATCGGAGGTCTTTACCGCCGTGAGGCTTCCGTCATCCTCCATAAACTCCGCGTAGATCATCGAGCGCACCAGCGGATGCCCCTCGCCCCAGCGGGCCATCTGCTCCGCTATCCACTCCTTCCGGATATGCGGACAGTCGTAAGCGGTAACGGTAAAGGTCTGCCACTTGCCATCATTCCTCCGGAATACATCGTAGAAGTACCCGGAGCTGCCACCCGGACTGCTCATCAGCAAAGTCCGCGTCGGCTGGCACCGCTCCATCGACTGGAATATCCCGTCCGGAACCGCCTTCGCCTCGTCCACAATGTACATCAAGTCATTGCTCGGACCCTGCACATGCCAGCCCTCCGCCTTCTCCGGGTTGCTGGCTGAGAACCCAATACACCGGCTGATCAGCTCCTGACCATCCACCTTCTTAGGGTACACATACCGGATCTCGCCATCCTTGATCGAGAAACCGTTCTCCTCCCCTCCCAACCCATTGATCATCTTCCGCAGATGAGGCCACAACGCGTCGGCCACCTGTCGGTACACACCAGCGGTACACACCACCAAGCTCCCCGGCCAGCGGAGCATGTGCCAGACCACCGCGCTCGCCGCTACCATGCTCGTCTTGCCAGAGCCGTTCGCAGCCTTGAGAGCCACCTTCGAGTGCTTCTCGTTCAACGCACCCAACACCGCCTCCTGCCACGCGTAGGTTTCACGTAGGCCAAGCATCATCTTGGGGAAGTTCTTAAGCTGCTGAGCCTCCTCCAATAGCTTGCGCTGCTTCCACGCAGGGATGTGAGAACCCATTCCGAGTGAAGGGGATTTCTTGCGCTTAATTTGCTTGACGGGCATAAAATTTGGTGTGGGACGGGGAGGGGGTATATAGGTAACACCCACCCCCCTCTTGGGGGTCCTGGTCCCCCCGTGGTGTTACTTTCCCCCTCCGAATGCTCCGAGTAGGGCTCCGCTTACCGATAACTCCTTCCCTCCTTTACCAGTGTGCTCGAGTTGAGCGCGAGCAACGTAACCTCTCGTTCTCTCCAGTAACCATGCGGAGCCTTGCCAGCCTGGGCCGCAGGAACGGACGACTGAAGATAACTCCACTTCTCCATTGAATCGGGCTTGTTCCAGTTCTGCTGCGAAAGCTGGGTTCCTGGCAAGGTAGCTTTGCCAGCCCGATCCGTTGTTCCAGAACCCACAGCCAATCGCGATGCGTTCCAAAGGAATCCCAAGGCGAGCGGCTTCAATCGCTTTTTTTGTGACTTCAGTGGAAAGGATTTTAAGGGGTCTCCCAATCTTAGCCTTTGGCTTCTCCGCGACCGTAATTTCCTTCGTTTCCTTCACCTTGGCCATGCCCCCTTCCTAGCCTCTTGGAAGCAACTCGCCACTAAAAACCAGCAACTCGCCCCTTTTTTGTGGGCGAAAGTTGGCTAGTGTCTTAAATAGTCGGCTCCAATGAAAAACGCAGCAACGACCGCAACGACCGCAACCACCACCGAGAAGCCTTTCGCTTCCTTCACCAATGTAGGCTGGGTCCGCCCCGGAACTTTTGTTCCCATTGCAACCATCAGCCCGACGCCCGACTGGGTCCGAGGCGTGACCGATTCCCATCACGGATGCCATGAAATCCTGACAGGAACCGAGAAGGACTGTTGGTGCATGCTATTCGTTCGCTTTGGTGCGGGCGACGGCCTGCCTCCGGGCGATTGGCTGATTTACTACCGGTATGATGATGATGATGGAACTCATGATCACCAACTCTGCGTTGCGGCCCGCATCACGCAGTGACCGGATCCGGTGGATTACCCGCAAGGGTGATCCCTCTGGTCCGATCATCGTGATCGGTGTCTCAAATCATGAAATCAAAACTCCTCCGTGCGCTGGCCTTCCTAGCGCTTCACATCCTCCTTTTCCCGGTAATCTGGCTTTTGGCCGACGCTTTGATCGGGGGTGCAAATTGACTCTTTACCGTTGCAACGGCTTCCGCTCCGTCCGCTCCGATTCTATCCGGGACGCCGCCGGGGTTTTCGCGAAACGTGCCGCCCGCCGCGCATTTGGAAGGCGCGGACTTGTCCGAACCCTCGTGGAGGATTCCTACACCCGGAACCTGTCCATCGTGGAGTTCGCCGCTTTCATCGGATATCCGACAGGTCCCAACGAAACGACGGGCCACAATGTTCGTTTTACCGTGATCCATGGAGGTGCCCAATGAACGGATTCATTCTCCACGAAGATCGCGACCGTGTGATCATCGCGACCGGATTTGAATCCCCCAGTGACAACCGGAAGACGGGCGATATGATCCAAATTTGGATTCTTGTCAAAGCCGTTTCCCCTACCGAAGCAATTCGAACGGGGTTGGACCGTTTAATCTGCGGAAATTGCGTCCATCGCGGGCACGAAGAAAACGGTCGCTTTGGAGTAGGCCGCTCATGCTACGTAAATCCTGGCCAAGCCCCCCAAGGAATCTGGAAAGCGTGGAAAGCGGGCCGATACTCTCCCTTGCGTAGTCTCGAGTGTTTCGCAGGCCGGAAAGTTCGCTTCGGAGCCTACGGGGACCCGACACATTTGCCGCTTTCCCTTGCGCTAGCAATTGCGGGCGTTGCAAGCGGGCACACAGGCTATACCCATCAGTGGAGAAAACCCTCTTTGCAACCTTGGCGTTCCCTTTTGATGGCCTCCGTTGACAGCGTGGCGGAACTGGTCATTGCCCGTTCCCTTGGCTGGTCAACCTTTCGCGTCGGCTCCGAAGCTAGCCCTGGCGAGTCCCTTTGCGCCAGTGAACGCATCGGAACCCCCTGCATGGATTGTCTCATATGCGCGGGTGCTCGGGGCGGACTCGAGTCTGTCCATATTCCGCCCCATGGGACCGGAAAGCGGCACTTCGTGGACATGCCCGCTCTGATCGCTTGAATTCCCCGGCCAGCCCATCGGAAACGGTGGGTTGCGCGGGCAATTGACGCCCAAAAACAAATCAAAACTATGGCCACACTAAGCAAACACGGGCACGAGGTTGCCCGTTTCGACTACTTGCGTTTTATCCTGTCGTTCCGTTCCGATGGATCGATCCTGAAGAATGAGGGCGACGGGTGGAAACTCGCGAGGCTCAAAGAGGGCTCAACCTTTGAGCAATGCCTCTTCGGGTGTCGCGAGCGTGAAAGCAAGCGGTCCCGTGCCTTCCTAGACTATCGCGCCGCGGTTGTTTCGGAATTCCCATTGGCGCAGCGCCTGATTTACTTGGAGCTCTCCGATTTACTGGACGGCGACATCGACGGGCTCTGGTCTAGTCTCGAGGATGCGGGGATCCACGTGGACCTTGAAACGCTGCGATGGATCCATGGATTGAAAGAGGCCGCAAAGGGGAAGGCGCTTGTCTCGTGAAAACCACCCATTGGATTTCCTCCGACTTTGTATTCCGCGAGGTCAAAACCCTTCACAGTTACATGGACGGATCCGTAATTCGTCCCGCAACACCCCAAGAGGCGGCAGAGTCCGAAGAGCAAGCGCGTCATGACGGCGGCTCCGGAGTGATCATCGCGGACATCGACGGAAAACCCTTTCCTTGCTACGTCGAATGACCGACCTATTCCGCGCCCTTGGCTACCTCTTGCTTGGCGCTTTCTTCGTTGCCCTTATGGTCCTCTCCGCCCTAGCGGGCAACGGTTGATAGTCGGCCACTCTCCCCCTTCGCCCCCGTATGGTTCGCCCTGCGGGGCTTTTCTTTGCCCTGATCCTGTCTCCACTCGCCCCGCTATTCCGGAGCCCGCAGCGCCCCGATTGCGCCCCGTCTCGCCCCCTTCCTTCCTTCCTTCCCAGTCAACCCTACCCCCGGAGCCAGGTTTCGCCCCCCTAGGACACGCCATGTCCGACGGCTCCGATTTAACACAAGCGCCCGTCACTTATGTCACAATCGCCCGCATCCACTCTTCTGATTTATCACTATTCCCCAATCCTCCATAAGCCATACGGAATTCGGAATTCGGAAATTAGAAATGCTAATGCCCCGATACCTCATCATGGAGCGGGATCGAGTTGGCCAATCATCCGTGGGTGTGAATGGAGCGGCAGAATGGAGCGGTTTCGGCCCTTCCGTTTCCAGCCCCGCGGACCCCGCTTTCGCAATTTGATGCGGAAGCCCCCCCTCCAACGCCTCCTAGACCCCTTTCCGCTCCAGCGCTGGGCATCCACATCCATCCATCGGACCCAGCATTCCCGCCCCCCCTGCTCCCATCCTCCGGATCCCCGGATCCCTGCTTCCAAGTTTCGCAATCCGGAATCGGGGGTTCTCAAAAATTGCCGCCGAGCGCGGGGCGTCTTGAAACGCCCCCGCAGCGTCTCGGCGATGCTATTTTTGACTCCCTTTTAAGGGAGTAGTAAGACTCCCTTTTAGGGGAGATAGCGGGGGGGGCGCGGAACTTTCTGGGACCGTGATTGGAAGTTCCTTCTGGATACTTGACGGGTGCCCCGGGAGAACGTACCTTGGTTCTCCTATGAGTTATCTAGAGAACGGTTCCACCCTCCGCGCCATGTTCCGCCTGATGCCGCCGATGAGGCACGACGCCGACCCTACTCGGTCCGAGGTCGTGACCTACATTCGCGAGAATCTGAAATGCGATCTTGGCCGTGCGCTTCGTGCGTTTGATTCGATGCGCCACATGAAGAGCGCGGTATTGATATTCGATCGCATCCATCGCCAGTGGCGTGGTTGTGATTGGGTTCCTGCCGAGGAGGTGGACAAGATATCACTATTGATGAGCACTGTGACAGAGCTGAAGCGTGATATATCATCATTGAGATCGGAGCTTCGGAAGGTGAAGGGCGAGGTTGTGTGGCTGCGTCGTCGCAAGGGAGGCAGGAAGACCGATGATGTGGCCGACTCGGAGGAGGATGATCTGGATTCGAAACCCCAACAGCAACAAGCCGCTCCCCCCGAAGAGAAAGCGGCTGATGGAGAGGACTGGTTTAAGGCTATGCGCGACGCCTTGGCTGAGGGCGATAAGGCTTCTCCTTCTTCAGCTCCGCTCCCGTGAACGCTAGGGGGTTGCACTCCTCCCACTGGATGCCGGTGGCTGAGTGTTGAAGATTGAGAATGGGAGACGGGAGTCCAATCCTCCCTCCCCGCTTGCAGAAGGCTAGCTGGAAGCGCCGAGGCTTTGATTGGCCTACCTCATGGAGAACGGCTATCTCACGCGCCCAGTTGGCGAGTTCGGAGGAGCCGAAGCCTGAGTGGGCCAGTTCCATTGTGGTGAGTGGTTCGCCGCCATCCTTGCGTTGGGGCTTTGCTACATGGTGCATCCAGACCCAAGCGACCTTGGTCTCGTGGAGGATGGGTTGGAGTTTGTTGCGAAGGAATATCGACACCTCGGACTGATCGCTGAGGTCGCCTCCGAAGTAACTGAACAAAGGATCGGCCACGATAAGATCGATCTTGGAGCGGTGGATGAAGCGGCGGGCGTAGGCGAGGAACTGGTCACCGGTACGAACGGTCTCGGTCCTGAACTCCAGATTTTTCTGAAGCTGGTTCATCTGATCGAGACTGAATCTCTTATGCACCACCCCGCGGAATGCTTCGGCGAGGTCACCTTTGTCGTTCTCGGCCTGGATGACCCCAATCTTCAATGGCTTCACCGGCTTTATCCCGAAGAAGTCGAGGCCGAGGCACCAGCGGATGACGATCTGCATCATCAGGCTGGACTTCCCGATCCCGGTACCACCGCTGACGATCATGGAGGAGCCGCGGGTGATCCATCGATTGCCGATCAGGTTGTCCGGATCGTTGTCCGGATCGAAGTCCATGAGGTCTTTGATGGTGACGACGGTGGCCTTGTCATCATCGGTCTCCCGATCGGTGAGCCAATCTTCCCATGATCGAGCGCCGAGGTTGATGTCCAACAGCTTCTGCTTCTCTTCGCCCCGCCAAGAGCCGGGGAGCCGGGAGAAGCGCGATGGGTTCTTGTTCTTGGGATCGACATCGGGGATTGCCGAGTAGATGAGGTCCCTGCGGGCGTCCCATTCCTTGCGGTTGGGGGCATCGACACGGACCCATGCATGGATGGACTTGCCACCGGAGTCGATGAGGACGCTGATGGGGAGGCCCGAGGAGCGGAGGAGCTGTTCCTGCTCGGCCTTGGGTTTGGAATCGAACTCCACCAGGACATGGCGGTAGGCGCTGACATCGTTGTCGGAGCCGCTGTAGAGGTTGGGCTTGAACGGGTTGATGCGGACGAAGACGCCATCGGTTCGGTCGCTGCGGAACAGGATGGACTCGGGATCATCGAAGCGAGCGATCCAGTCCTCGAGGGGAAGGAAGGAGCCGGCACTGATTGGCCTACCATCCTCGACCTGCTCGCAGATGCAGACCACCTCGGTGGCCGCGAAGGCGGATGTGAGGAACCGCTTGAACTCCGATGCGTCGTGCGAGGCCGGTATGGGGGCTGCGGGCGGGTTTGATGGCGCGGACGGCTCCACGGACCCCTCTGGCACCCGCAGAGGCTCCACAGGCTTTGGCCTACTGAACCGCACCCGTGTCAGATCTAATGGCTCAGCGGGGCTGCTTGCCGAGGAATTGGCGAGGTGTCCGCGGGGCTTGGAGTGGGACTTCTCATTGGCCTGTCGGATCTTGTGGAGGAGTTCGCGGTCCTGCCAAGGTGGCTGGCATGAGCGGTTCCAATCGGACAGGAGTGTGAATGCGTCTGTGTCTGATAGGCCGAAGCCGTGGACGAGGCCAACGGCGGCGGTGTAGGTTTGTGAGTGCCCTCCGGATCCGGAGATGGCTGGCGGTACCTTGGCGAGCCAAAGCGCCGCTCGTTCGAGGAGCGTTGTCATGTCGTTGATTTGTTGCTGGACTACGGACTGGTATCGAACGCGGACGAATCGTCTTGTTCGAGTGGCGGGCTATCCTTGGTGATCCATGTGTGGTAGGCTCGAGTCTTCTTTGGGTAGGAGATCCACCCTTTCTTGATGCCGTATTCGATGAGGCGAGGTGCGTCCTCGATGAGCTTTCGGTTGATGTCGCTCATGGTGGTGCGTTCCTCTGCGGTCAATGGGGCTGGCTTCTTGTTGGTTTCAAGGCGGCATTCGTACCATGGCTGCTCGTGTCTTGGGGTCTTCATGTGGGGAGGATGCGAGCCAGGATACAATTGCAGTAGGTACCCTTGGTTTTGGAGTTACATCGAGAATGATGCACAGGATTGGAGATGACGTGTGCAGTGAGGTCGCTCGTGAGCTTGACCATGTCAGTGAGACGACTTGCTGCTTCGAGGCAGAGGGCTTGTGCGACTCCATCTGGTGATTCGATTTGGGAGCTGACGATCTTGAGTGCCGTTACGATGTCGTGTGTTGAGGACTGGTTCATGTTATTTCTGTTTGTGGATTATGATGCCGTTGCCCTTGGCGTCGGTGAGTTCGACTGATCGGACGTCTTCGAGACGGGCCAAGGTCTTGATCATCTCGATGGGATCATGGGCTTGAGCGACGCAGGTGAGATGGATGTCTCCGTCGCCGTGGATCACTTTGAGGTCTTGCTTGGTACGATCCCTTGTAATGCGGATGGTCCGCCCCTCCGAGAGGCGGACCACCTTGATTGATTCAACGAGTGGGTATTGGTGACGGTTGCTCATGTTTGAAGGCCGCAGTGAGGACACTTCTTACCGCTGAATGATTCAAGCGGTTTGACATCAAGCCATTGGCAGAGGTCGGTGTAGGACTTGCGACCGAAGTTGTCCCACTTGAAAGGAGCGATCTCCCTAGATAGAACCGCGTTGCGAGCGGCCTCTTTGGATTTCAATTCGAGGAAGTCCATCAGCTTAGCGTTACGAACGCTGAGCCCGTAGGTCCACTTGGCCCGCTCGATATCGCGCTGCTGACCGGCTTTGATGATCTGATAGACCCGCTGCTTGGACATCTTGAAGTGTTCACCGATGAGACGATAGGTAAGCCCTTCTGATCGCAGCTTGTTAACTTGATCGATTGAATCGCTGAGTTTCATGTATATTCGCTTCTTGTCCTTCTTCTTCTTACTAACTGCCACTAACTCAAAGGTGTTTGTATTGCTCGGTACCTCTTCTGTGCTTTGTGGCACTGGACACACAGGCCGTGCTTGATTATGCATCCGCATCCCAAGCAATCGGCCAATTCGTGACATAACTGTTTCCATCGTTGTAGTTCCTCTATTGTTGTTTGTTGTTTTTGCTGTTCTTGATGTTCCATACACATGACAGTGAGATGTTGTACTTTTTGGACAACTCTGGGTAAGTGCGTGACTTGTCCTCTTTCAGGATGGCATCCCGGATCTCGGTTGGAACAGCCGGCCACCGCCGGTTGATCCGAGGGTTCGGATCCTTGAACGGAGTGACGTGGCCCACCATGCGAGACATGGACTCCTTGGTCAACCCCAATTGTTGAAGTATCGTCATTTTCCCCTTCTATTCGCAGGTGTAGATTTTGTCGGTGGTTCGCAGGCCGGTGGGCCATTGAGGTTCGGTGAATGACTTCTCGATGAAGATGACCTTATCGGTGGGCTGGATGGTGAGTCGTTCGCCATCGGTTCGGATGAACATGAATTCCTTGGCTTGGTTGGGTTGTCGGCTCCAGCTATCGCCGATGGGAGCGGCGGTGAAGAGGTAGTCGCCGGTGATGATTTGATCGGCGCATTTGACCTGGCATTCGAGTCCTCGGAGGAAGGTGTACTCGATGGTGGTGAAATCGGTGCCGTAGCAGTCCCATCGCTGGGCTTGCTGAGGTGTCCATTCAAGCTCTGGATCGGAGCTGAATGTTATGGCGTGGGGTGGCACTGCCCGATAGACCGCTCCGCATTCGAGCATGATGGTGCAACCCCACATCCGACCTGGGATGGATACTAGGCCGAACCAGACGCAGGGGATGAATGCTGTCCCGGATAATCCGAGGAAGGATGCTTCGACGAAGCAGTACTGATGGTGAGGCAATTGGCCTGCTTGTGAGTAGATCATGGGTAGTCTGGTAGGGCTTTCTTGAGTTCGATCAGGGTGCAGTTGTCTCCGTCGGCCAGATGCCGATTGGCTTCGAGTGTGGATCGGATGGCTGTCTCCAGCCGCTTGATCCGTTCCTTGGCCTCCTCCAGTTCTTTCCAAGTCTTCACTGCGTCGATGGTTCTCATTTCTTCGATGGTCATGGTTTCTTCGTAAGTGACTTGATGTACTTGTTCCTCTGCCGTGGTGTTAGACCGATGATGTAATGTAGCACCTCAACCGCGTTGATTGAGTGGAGCAATTTCCAGTACGGTCTTGCGGCATCGAGTTCCTTCGCTCGCTCAATGTCCACAACCAGCACCTCGCTGGTCATGGTGTGTCGGTAGATGAATGCGGGATTCATTCCTCCTCCTTCACTTTGCCGGTAGATGGGTCAACGATTCCAAGACTGATGGCGTTGAATAGGATCGTGTTGCCGCAGGTACGACAGGAAACTAGTATCAGTGGAGCAATGGGCGCACCGGGGCAGTGGTTTCCTTCGTTGTATTGCTGAACCTGATGGACGCCAGAGATGTCCCAGCGGGTACTTTTAGAGCAGATTGGACATGGCTTTTTTCCAGTCCAGACTTCATTGAGCCTCCGAATTATGAGGCTATTCTGTGATTCATTGAGGTTCATCTTCCCTCCAACCATTTCTCCAAGTCGTGGAGTTCAGCGATCTTGGCTTCGAGTTCTTTAATGCGGTCGTTGAGACGATTGAGTTCCATCACAATCCCCCGTGGACGTACGTCGCTTAGGGACTTACCTTCTGGAGTCTTGATGCTGAATCCATTCAGTGGAGGCATTCGTCGCAATACGATGTGGGTGTAGCGTTTCACCGATTTACCTCCTTCAGTATGAAGTAAGCCGAACCAGCAATCACAAGTGCAAGCCACAGTTCTGGATGTCGCTTGTGGAACTCCAGCTCATCTTTAACTAATTCGAAAAATCCTTTGAATTTCACGGCAACGGCCCTCCATTCTCCCACAGCAGCAGATCTGCTCGCATGGAGTCGTTCTCTCGCTCTAGTTGGGTGATGCGCTCACGCTGCGATGCGATTACACCAGCAGTCACTTCAGGCCATTCGCTTGGATTGTTTTCATGCCAGCACTTGAAGTCGCTCGGCATGAGTGGCGTAAGAGCGTCATGCCATTGCTTGATGCGCATATGCTGCTCCGCTAGTCGCTCCCCTGCTTCAGCGATTGCTGCGTTGGCCGCGCCGTCCTCGGATTGAATATCCTGAGACAATATCCGCATGGCTGCGATTAGTGTTTCGGTTGATGTTCTCACAGCTTGGCTTCCTTGGCTTCGTGCCACATATCAACGTCATATCCATAGCTGAGTTCGTTAGCCATCAAGTCACCTGCTGTTTCAAGCGCGGCAACGTAGTCGTTGAGCTTTGAGATGCGCTCTTTCATCTCGCGCACCACAGCCACTCCTTGCTCGACATCATCGGTTCCAAGCAGTTCGCGAAACTCCTCGCGGAGCTTGTAATTCTGATCAGCCTGTCGTCGCGCCGTGTCGCGCTCTGCGATGAGCAGAGGGATGCGATCGTTGGCCGCGTTAAGTTCGCGTTCCATGAGCTTCATCTCACCTGCCAGATCGTACATGGTCGCGTGAGGTTTGAAGTACGCAGCATCCGTCCTCGGTGTATCGCTCACGGCTTGGCTTCCTTGGCTTCTGTCCAAATTCTCACTCTGGCCGCATATTCAAAGGGGCAGATTGCTTCATCCCCAGCTGCCTCCAGCCGCTTGATGCGGACATTCGAGTCATGCCGCTCTTGAGACACTTTGAGATTTATCTCGCATATTTTATTATTTAATGATTTCAATTGCTGCGAGGACTTCTCCAACCGCTTGATGCGTTCTAAAAGTAGAGGCACTTCGCGCTGAATCACTTTGCGCTGAGACTCTCCGAGTTTTGCTCCGAGCAGTGTTGCGATGGCGTTGGCGTCCCATTCGCGTTCAACCTCCAATGCCGACTCCTTCCATTCCTCCAGCCGCTTGATGCGGTCTTGAAGCCGCAGGTTCTCTTCATCCAACAATTGCTGCTGACGGATGATTGCATTGGACGCGGTGAGTTCTCGTTCAAGCCTCCTGCACAGCATACCGAGTTCGGCCACGTTGTGCGGTGTTGAATCTGATATCGGGGTGTCGCTCATTTTGCCTCCGCCCTCGCTTTGAGCATTGCGTCGGCTATTTCGTAAGCCATAATCGCGCTCTGGTTTATGTTGTTGTACCATCCCACTTCATTGATTGCCTTCGCCGCGAAGTAGTCGCGAATGCTCATGCCTTCAGGATTCTTCTTTCCGTACTGACTGACGTAATCCATTCCCGGAAATGCGGGTTCGCTTCCTCGCTTCAACTGCGAGCATGATTGCACATCGTTTTCCGCAGCATTTTTGCCTTCCCCTATGGTTTGGGTCTTTTGTGAATTGCACTGCACATCTGATGCATTTTGCGTGTGTGTCATATATTCTCCTTTTCTTGTTTCGTTCTGCCAGCATCCAAGAATGATGGCTTATCTGGTGTTGTTGTGGTGTTGTTAACTCAAGATTCTGACGCCTATTATCAAGTTTGTTCCCATTAATGTGATGCACTTCTTCTCCTTGTTTTGCACCTATTATGATTCGGTGCATGAGACATTGTGCGCCACGCTTTCTGTATCCTGATTTGTAAGCATATCCATTTAATCCTAATCTCCATCTTGAATCTGAAATGAGTTCAAAGTCTTCATCTGAAATCAAAGAGTAGGATTCAATCGGTGCAATAAGAGTGATTTGTTTCACGCGCTCACTGTGGCAAATAAAACCGCAGAGTCAACGGAAAACGGTCCTCCGTCGTTGATTGGTGCGCTCATTTCGATTCCTCCACCTTCACCATCGGAACAAAGTCCAATCGGTTGCTCTCGTCGATTGCGATTCCCCAATTGTTCCTGCGGCAGGACAGTTCGGTGGCGTTGTACACTTCCGCCACCTTCTCGTCCGGCAGGTAAATGGACAGCAGTCCTTTGAATGTTAGTCGTACCGTCTCTGATTTGTTTTGTTCGCTCATTTTGATTCCTGTCTCTTTAGATATTCTGCAATTGCTTCATCTGCCAGTCCCTGAGTTCTATATCCATTTTTGATTGCGTATGCCTTTAACTCAGCATGCACATCTGGTGACACCAAAACGTGTTTAACAAGCTCACGGTTTCGTTTGGGTTTGTTTGTTCTTTTTGTTCCTGTTCCAGTAGCTGACTTCATATCTTTTAAGTTTCTTCGCTGCACGATAGGTTTCACCGGCTTGGCTCCTGCTCATCTGGTACACCCCGGTACCATCGTTGATCATTCGTTTGACCTGCTCGCTCATCGACCACCTCCCTGGGCGTAGTGGAGGACCAGTAGGGCGTCACAGTTCTTAAGCGTGACATCTAGGTGTGGATACAGTTCCTGGGCCTTCGCCTTGAGCTTGCGCTTCCACTCTGCGGAGTTGGCGCAGGAGCGTTTACCACCCAGTCCAAGAGGGTCTTGCCATACCTTGGGCTCGACGCGGTGGAGGGCGTAGCCAATGGAGTAGGCCAATCCTTGGATGATGCCGTAGTTCTCATGTAGCGTGGCAACGCTTGCAGCAGGAGTCAGCTTGCTCACGAACTTGGGGACCTTCTCAATCCAGAGATGGCTATCTGCTAATTTGAATCCGCTTAGTAGTTTCGCCATGTCCGGTAAGGATTCGGGCATTGCGAACAGGAGGATCCCGTCCTTGGTGTGGATTGCGAACCCGCCGTTCACGCCGGGGTCACAGGCTACGATTGTTTTGCTCATTGGTTTTGGTTTGTTGGGACTTGATGGTGAGAGTGTGGCCTACGTAGATGCCTGCGATCACGCACAGTGGCATCAGCACGGCCATGGAGACGATGGTGAGTGCGGTGCTCATGCGAAGTGGCATCCGAGTTCCTTGTAGCACTTGATGCGTTTCTTGGCGTGGGCTTCTGCGAGCGGATGGAATGTGTCGCGGAAGTCGTGGATGATCGCGTGATCCTTCCCTGGCGCTCGACGCAGCGCACGGCTGGCCCGCTGGATAGTCTTCTGGGCGCTCCGACCACCGGACACCATGACCAGCGTGTGGACGTTCGGCAGATCCAATCCCTCGTCGGCCAGAGAGGTGGCGATCAAGATCTGGATGTCTCCTTTCCTGAACGCATCCATGACATTGGCTCGGACCTTCTTCGGAACCTTCGAGTGAATGCAGACAGCGCCAGACAGCAGCGATGCGAACCACATCCCGAGTGTGACTCGTGGAACCAGAACCAGAGTTGGACATTTCGATCCACCGGATGCTGATGCCATAGCCGCTGCCATTCCGTTTCGATCCATGTTCTTGCAGATTCCGATCTCGGTGATCGCTTCCCAAGCGCACATCGCACGGAGTTCGGCGTGTTTGATCCGCATGTAGCGTTTGCGATCGTTGAAGAGCATCTCGATGTGATCATCGATCTTCTGCTGGATACCTTTGTCGCTGGCCGAGTGCATGTACACGGTTGCGTGGGCCAGAACTCCTTGGAGTTCCTCGCGCTTGATCTCGAACTGATTGCCGCGGAACAGCTTACGGAGTTCTTCGTTTCGCTCGCCGTCATCGGACCAAGGCGTTGCGTCGAAGCCAAACCTCAGTCCCTTGCACGACTCGATAATGCGCTTCCATGTGGTCGCAGGCGCATGCTTGGCTTCATCGACGATGATCAGTTTCTTGCTGCTGAAATCTACGGATTCGTGGGGGCAGCGCACATCGACGCGAGTAGGGTCCACACCCACAGCCACGAGAGCATCGCATGCCTGCTGACAGGTCTCACGAGTGGGAGCAATCCAACCAAAGGTCCAGCTAGGATCCTGTGAGTAGTGCTTGATGATCGATGAAGCGATCAGTGTCTTGCCGCATCCTGCTGGTGCGATGATGAGTCCATCAGCTCCAGACTTGGCCCACTCGACCGCTCGTTGCTGGTAGGGACGCAGCAGAAATGCTTGCGTCGAAATGGTTTCCGGATGATCTTTGGTCTGCATAGCGTGTCGTTGCGCTTTGTTTGTTTGTTTTGGACTCATGTCACCCCCCGGAGCCTGCACTCTCCGGGGGGCTTTTGTTTGTAGGTCAGATGGTGTCGTTATCGCTCGGCACCTTCTTCATGCGACGGACTCGAAGAGCGATCTGCTCAGCACCGTTCTTGTCGGTGTACTTCTCCTCTTCTAGGACGATCACGAGGGACAGTCCAACGAAGCCTTGGAGGAATCGGAAGAAGGCTCCGTTGAGGCTAAAATCGAACTCAGCACCGTCATCGATGTTTGCCTCGGTCGCACTGATCAGCGCCTGAATGCGCCACATCATGGTGTCTTTCAGAACGAAGCGGTCGCTGATGACCTCCCCGGATGGACCCTTGTATCGCAGGGTTGCGACGCTGTTACCGCTCTTGTCCAGACCGTCATCCTTACAGGAGTTGACGATGACAGTGTATTCGCCGGGGCCGGCAAACGGCTTCACTTCGGCTTGGGAACGATCGACTTTGAATTTCATGTGTTGGGATGTGTGTTGTTTATTCGGACTGACGAGCCGCCCACGCGGGCAGCGAGAGTGATTGGATGGTTGATGAGTAACAAGGCCAAGAGTTGAGCTGTTGGCATTCGACGAACGTGCGGAGTTGCTCCTCGATGATTGAGTGACCGAGGTCGATGGCCTGCTGATCGAGTTCGTAGCAGGCCACGCCATAGGGCGCTTCCTTCTCGACTGCGATGAAGATGAACCGGTTGACCCCGGTCATGCGCTGGTACCACGCGGCTTGCACGTGATAGCGGAACTGGGCGCACGACTTGCCGAAGGACGCGGGTGAGGCGTCCTGGGTGGTTTTGACATCGATGATGTAGTCCTCGGCGAGGCCGTCGATGCGAGCCTTGACCTTCACGCCATTCCACGAGTCGAAGCACGAGACCTCGGTCTGGATGCCGTTGAGTAGCGGCGCTGCGGCAGGGTGAGCGTGAACCGCGGCGGCGGCTCCGGTGATGTTGTCCCACTGCTCTTGATTGAGAGGGATCTTGCCAGAAGCGATGACCGCCTCGTAGGCCATCTTGCCATCCTTGTTGCGCCGATCGCCTGTGAACAACGTGTAGTTCAGTGCGAACAGCTCAGGCTCAAGGATCGCCATGTGGACGGCGGTCCCGAACTCCAGTGCAGGTGATGACTCGTTCTTGGTCGTGCCATCCTGCCAAGCGCGGAAGTGGGCGGGCGACTTACGGAACTGATCGAGTCCAGACTTCGAGAGTGCCTTGGTGCCGTGGTAGATCGCCGCCGGCATGTTGCAGATGATTTCTCCACTCACGGCTGCACCTCCGCGTTCACGATCTCGGGGGTCACGATGACGGGCAGCTTGCTCAGGATGAGATCTGGCTTGCTGATGTACTTGCTGGCAAAGGTGTCATCCAGATCGCGGAATGTCTGACCTTCCTTGATGCGACCGGCCTTGAGCAGCAGCGCGTTCACATCGGACTCGCGGGACTCGAAGAGTTCTTCCAGCTTGGCCAAGAGGTCAAAGCTCTTGGTTGGAGCGACAGGCGTCTCAGCAATGGCTGGCTGGAAGTCCTCGGTCTCCTCAGGGGTGTAGATGCCGGCCACCACTTCAGGAGCCAGCATGCGGATCGCTTTGCTGATGCACCGAGCGCGGAGCATAGCACCAGGATCCTTGGCCCATCCGGAACCCGGCTTGGCGGGGAGGAGACCGGCGAGCTTGGCGTCCTCGGTGGAGAACCCGATCTCGCACTGGTTACCATCGTAGGACCAGACAGCGATCGCTGCCTTGGTATCGAACTGCTTCCACACCACCTTGCCGCCGCGGGCGCGGTAGCCGGCCAGCATGGCATCGCTCCTCATGGAGAGAGAACCGTTGATGATGTGGTACTCGCGCTTGAAATCGAACGGGGTCTTCTTCTCGGCGGCGCACTGCCACGCGATGAGCTTTCCCTGTTCGACCTTGGTGCATCCCAGCATTCCGCTGGCTGCGATCCACTCGCCCATCTTCTCGATGGCGGTGATGGGGTCTGCGATCTTGCTGTACATCTCGGAGGATGCATCAGCGGTTGTCGTTGCGATTGCGTTCATTTGCTGTTGTTTCTGAGTAGTTGCTCGATGACGTCGGAGCGAACACGGATCGTGCGCTTCGTTGCCTTCATGGCTGGAAGCCGACCATCCCTGATCCATCGACGCACCGTCTCGGGATGAGTCCCGAGCGTCTGTGCGATCTCTTTGATCGAGAGTAGTTTTACGCTCACGGGGAAGAACGTACCCCGTGTTGCCCAGTGTTGCAAACTATTTCTTGCGGAAATTATTCCTCGAAGCCTCGACGGGGAGCAACGGGTGTCAAAGTCTGGCCAGATTTCCTCAATTCCTGAAGGAATTTGAGCTTTCCGATCTTGAGTCCCTCGTCGTAAGCGTCTGTGAGGTAATCGATACGCGCTTCGTCTCCGCGCTGCTGGTAGGCACCGCTCATAAAGGCTCGTTCCGCAAACATCCGTCGATAGTATCCAACAAGTTGAGCATATCGGTCGTACTGCTCAGGGGTCATCCGCTCGTAGGTCTGGTTATCGAACGTAAGTTTTGGATTCGGCACTGACGGGAGCGCCTTGTTGTCCGCAGTCCTGCGCCACACGCGGTAAATTGAAGCATTCAGTGGATCGGCATCGATCTCTCGGTTCTTGGCGAACGAAAGGAACTGGTAAACCCACGGGTTGTTGCCCTTCGGTGTCTGCTCAACCGCTTCTCCCCACAGATCACGGCGCACCGGCATCGCATTCGGATCCTTGGTGCCAGGGATGGCCAATCCAAGGGCTGCGAACCGCTGGTTCAGCTCATTTACCGTGTCCTTAATGATGCCTTCTCCGCCCGTGACGGGCAGGTACTCGCGTTCAGCGCGGCGAATGGAACCGAGAGTCGAAGGAGCGATGGGAGACGCAGCGGTAACCGCCAAATTCTTCACGAACCGCTCAAGCGAAGCGCCCGATTCCTCGGACATCAGCTTGATCAGGTCGCTCGTTCCTTTGAGGAACTGCTGCTCCATTACAAAGTTGATGCCAGACAGAGCAGACCCCTTTCCGAGGGCGAAGAAGTCAGGTTCATCGGTGCGTGAACGCTCTGCGATACGCTTCGAGGATCCAACGATGATGCCGAGAGCGCCCATGGTTCCGAGGGCTGACAAGTCTTTGACGGTGTCCCCCGGCTTGAAGCTGGGATCCTGACCCGCAGTGAGGCGTCGGAGGGCCGACACGTTGAGAGTTCCGGGAGGCATGACACCACCAGCCTTGGCCAACTCACGAGCCTTGTTGGTCTCGCCAGGAGTGTCGAGGTTCGGGGTGACGATACCCTTGTCGTATAGATAGGAGAACGCCCCCATCACCATGCTTCCAACGATGAGCCGGCCAACAGCCTGCTCACGGTCGCGCACACTCATGTTGCCCCAGTCTCTAAGAACGCCAGCAGGAGTGAACTGCAATGCTTCTGCGGCGACGTTGATCGGCGTCTTCTGGAAGAGCGAGATCAGGCGGTACGGAACGTATCCAAGAGAACCAGTCTCCTGTTTGATGAACCGGTTGATACCGGCCACCATGCGGGTGGCGGAATTGTCCTGCTGGAAGACCGACCGAGCGGCCTCGGTTTCGATCGTGTTGATGTCATCCGCGGTGAATCCCTTGCGCCCATTGGCACGAGCCTGATCAGAGATCAGCGCAAGCTCAGGATCCTTGAGCGCCAGCTTGATTTGACTTTCGGTGAGACCGCGCATGCGTCCCAACTCAGAGACGATCGCCGCACGGTTGGCCTGCTTGAACGGGATGTCGGTCGCCTGAGTCAGTCTCAGCATGATGTCAGGCATCACGCCAACGGTAGCCTCAACAATATTGCGGACCACGTTGCCTCGGTACTCACCGGACATGGCCTCGTACAGATTCTTCCACGCCCGCTGGAAGTTGAGCGGGTTTCCGATGCTTGTTCCCAGTTCGTATGGGTTGGCGTTGGAACCCCTGAGAATCGCTTTCTGTGCAGCGGGCAAAGATTGTCCAAACGCCTTGATACGATCGAGCAACCGAGACCTGTAGTTGTAAGCGTTGTTCTTGCTACCAAACAGCGCCATGTCGATGAGCGACGAGGTAAGATCGGCGGTCTCACGGAGTGGCAGGTTGATGGCGTTGCCGACCACGTTGCGAACGATGGAGATCGGGGCCATGACCGATCCCTGCACAAGCGACACGAAGAGATCAGCAGCGGACGAAGGATTGATCCTAGCAATCGTCTCGTTGAGAACGACATCCGCTTCCATGCGAAGCGTGTCGGCCACGTTGATGCGGTCCAGTGCGCTCTGAATATCGGCTGGATTGTTGCTTCCGAAAGCGGTGCGCCCTTCAACACGAGCAGCGGTCGCAGCGTCCTGAGCGATCTTGTACTGATCCATCGCAGTGCCGAGTTGATCGACCTGCTTCGGAGTCATCGGCTTGCGTTTGTTCTGCTCAAGCGACTTTGTGACGAGCTGGATTACGCCATCACGGCTGGCCGACTTGAGGAGCTTAAACTGGTTGATGAGCTGACCCCAAGTAGTACCGCTCTTTGCGAGAGACAACGCGGTTTTGCTCGCACCATCCATATCGCCACTGGCGATCTGGCGATTGAACTGCTCCATCCCGGAGATCACCCGAGTGTTGGATTCCGGATCGATGATGTCTGCGGCCAGCTCACGGTCGCTCTTGATGGAGGCTCGGCTGGCTTCATCACGAACGGATTGCTCGATGTACTGAGCTTCTGGAGAACCGGCAACGACACGCCTCACCTCGGAAGGAACCTGCTCTGAAGTAGCAACACGCTCTGCGAACTTGCGCGTCTTCTCTTCTCCGCGTTGATAGCGGATATCCGATTTGCTTTTCTGAAAACGCTGAGACAACGGTATGACATTTCCTTGATCGTCATAAATGACCGCATCAGCAGATTTTATCTGGGTTGGGTCGAAAACAGCATATTCATTTTTACCAAGCCCAGCAACAGTTCCAACTATTCCATCATACCCAAGCTCTGAGAGTTTCTGTACTTCTCTCGCATTGATTTCGCTAGATCTCAGGGCAATCGTCTCATTGAACGGATTTTTAACATTTAGAAAATATGGAGAGACTTTTTCACCGAAAACTTTTGCGGTGTTAGGATCATCCGTAAAAAACGCTCCGCGAGAAGTCTTGAACTCCGTAAATGTTTTATCCGATCCGTGCCACACCGGACCAAACGTGTACCCAGCAGCCTTGGCAGCATCATCGACCATTCTCTGAGCGGAAGCCGTATCACCGGCTTTCACCGCAGAAAGATAAGCGGTATCGGATGGAATGTTTTCCTTACCCCTTTGCATCCGTTGCTCAGTAGCCTTCGGAGCAGCAACACCCTTCCACGGAACCGCTTCCGTACTGGCGTAGTGAAGCCAAGCGATTGCGTCATCCGGTGAGAGTCGGCCAGTGACGAGTTGCTTGGTGGACGCCTTGAACGCTTGAAACCACGAGCGGAGTTCGCTGCGGTTGATGTTCGGAATCTGTTCACCGAACGCTTGAATGACACCTTCTTCAAGAGCGATGTTTCTGGCCTGCTCTGGAGTCATCAGCCCCTGATCGACCTCAGCCTGTCTTGCGGCCATCTCGGACTTGAATGCGGGCGTGTCGATCGCCGTTTCCAGCAGGGACTTCCGCATCGAAGGGTTCGTGACTCCACGAAACACATCGTGGCCAATCTCGTGGATAGCGGTATCCGGTGTGGCCATCAACGGGTTGACGCGAACAATACGGTCTCCAGTGTCCGGATTGACCATGTACACGCCGCGAACCTCTCTCGAACCGGAGTAAGCTCGGTCGAGTTCGATCTTCAAACCTCGGCGAGCAGCGATCTGTGCAGCGGCATCGATATCCGCTTGGCTGATTCGAGGTTCACCTTCACCGCGTTGGAAACGGCTGTAGATGTCGTTGTAGATCTCGCGGGCAGCATCAACACCCTGTTTGTTGCGCCTCTTCTTCTGCTCGTTGAGAAGCTCCTGAGCAGCCATACCCTCTTCCATGAGGCCGGCTTCCGCATTCTGCTTCTGGATTGTCTCAGCTTTAGAAACGTCCTCTGGAGCGGGACGCATCCAATCGGGAGTTTCTTGGTACGATCTTGATTTCTGTCTAAGTTTTTCGATTACGCTATTAGGCGTATCAGATCCATCAATGGTGATTCCGTTTTTCTCAGCAATCTTTCTGAGGTTGTTGGTTATGAAACCTGGAACACCACCTTGATCTACCTTGGCCAAAAGATCCGCAGCATCATCCGTGATGTTTTGGTAAGTTTGAGTTTTGGTAGACCCGCTTTGTTTTGCAGCGTTCTCGTAAGCGTCCTGAAGAGCGTCTTGGCTCTGCTTGGCTACGAACTCTGGCAGAGTTGTCGGATCGTTGATGACGCGGGCGACATCAGGATCGTTGGCCAACTCATTGATGCGCTCACGAGGGATCTTGATCTTAACACTCTCAGCCGCTTGCTTAATAAGATCAGCAGTCGGTTCGGTCTCAGATTTCCACCAATCCGCGTATTCCTTGGCCCGAGCCTTTTCGGTGACAGGCTCGCCTTCCTCGAAGTATTGCTGACGCGCTTCACGATCGCGCCCGATACCAAGCCGTTCTTCACGCGGTGTGACGAACTCTTCTGGCCTTTCAGCCATCAGCCGAGCGCGTTCCAAATCGGTCTTCTGTGCTTCGGGAACTTCCGGTAGGTCAGGAAGTCCCAGCTTACGCCCAAGTCGAGTCGGTCGATTGAACAGGGTTCCGATAGCAGTTTCCGCAGCAAACTCAGTGGGTGAGAAATCTCCACCTTGAGCAACCTTGAGAGCTTGGCCAGCGGCTGACTGAGCAATGTTGGCTGCGACGTTAGACGCAGGAGCAACGAACTCAGGTCTCGTGACAGCCTCTCGTAGAGTTGTTCCACGAACTGTAGGACGAAGCAGGCCACTCAATCCCTGAGTGGTTGGACGCATGGTGAGCGCAGTAGGTGCAACTCCACCAACGAACGAAGCAACAGGCTGCTCTTCTTGCGCTCTGGAAATCTGCTCAATCGCTTCGGGAGCGTACCTTTCAAGTGCAGCCTCCTGAACTTTTCCAGTGAGGTATGATCCACCGAATCCGGTAACCATGCCACCAACCACACTACCAACCGCAGACCCAACTGGCCCAAGTGGTGCGAATAGAGCCGCTCCAGCCTTCATACCAGGAACAGCAGCAGCCAAGCCACCGAGACTTGGAAGGGTGCTTGCAGCGGCTGATGTCAGCGCAGCTCGCGTCTTGGACATCCGCTCGACGGGGTTTTCGAAGACATTGCCTTCGGCGTCGATGTCGTAGACCGTAGGATCAAGGCCGTTTTTCTCCAGCCAATCGCGCTGTTCTTGAGTCATGGTTTACTTGTTGAACGGAGATTCGTACATCGCACCTTCTTCCTCACGATACCTACGCTTTTGCATCGCTTGATTCAAAGCGTCCATGACAGCTTGGTTCTGAACCTCTTGAGGAAGTTGGCCAAACTGACCGAGGTACTGGTTCAGATTTGATTCAACCACCTTGTACGGACGGGTGCTCAATCTGGAAGCTCCGATCTGCTCTGGCTGAACACCAAGTTCACGAGCGATGTTCTCGTACATCGGAATCATTAGAGGGTCGGTTGACCTCGTGTACTGAACACGCCCAGATTCAGCCGCCAACTGCTTGGCTTTGCGGTTGTACTCCTCCATGAGGAAAGGCCCGAACATCGGCTGTTCGGTTTGAGCAGGCATTGCAGTAGTGCTTGGAGCAGCAGTCCTGCCACCACCCGCAGCAGCACCTCCTCCAAACCGACTGACTTGGGGAGCACCTTGAGCCGCACCCGGTCCTTTCAACGAAGGCTTTGCCTCCGGTGATTCAACGGGAGTTACACCCAAAGCCTTTGAATACGCATCTATGTACTCCCTTGCTTGTTCAGGTGTAACTCCAGGTCCAGTGATAAACTTCGGAACCCTATTTCCAAGTTTATCGAGAACCGTCTCGACACTGATATCCAAAGGCTTTGTCTTCTCAGGCTTGGCGACACCGATGTTCTGAACCAGATCAGGATACTGCTCCATCAACTCCTTACGAGTTCCGTACACCATACTTCCGCTCGGAGTCATGAGCTGCATGGTGGTTCCTTTAGCGGCTCTTTCCTTAGCGGAAATAGCTGCTTGAGAAGCAGAAGCCATGCGTTCAAGAGCAGCCGTATCAAGTTCAGCAATCGGGGTGGTGAGACCCTGCTGTTCGGCAAGCAATTCAAGCGGGCCACGATCAACGGACAAAGCACCGATCAGTTGAGACCTGCGAGTGCTCTTGGCCTCATCTTCCTTCTGTTTCTGTTCCTTTGACTTCTCGAAAGCTGCCATCTCACGAAGCGTGTCGATGTCAGGATCTCCGAGATTGTATCCACGGGATCGGAGATAGCCGCCGAGTTCAGGGCGAGTGCGCTCGATTTCTTTCTTGATCTCGTCTTCTCGTTTAGCGGCCATACGGGCAGAGATCCGCTCGTTCTCAAGATCACGCTGCTGCTGCTCAAGCAGTGAAGCTCTGGCCTTGTTGCGCTCGCGGATCTGCTCATTGGTGCCCGTGAACTCGCCGGCCAGACCGCCGGTCAGCATGGTCAGACCCTTGAGCAGCGGATTGATGCGCTGCTTGGCCTTCTTTTCGAGGTCGTCTCTAATTTCTTCTGCTGATTGTGTAGCCATAGATCGTTAGCTCTGTTCGTTGAGAATTGACCGGCGGGCCATGCGACCGCCCATGCTTCGCATCGCCGCGGCGAGGATCTCCTCGGGATCGTAGTTGATGTCGCGGAAATACCTGCTCGGAGCCATGTCCCGATTGCGAGTCAGCACGGGGTTTACCGGAAGCTCGGGCAGCGGGGTCGTGATGACTGGCCTGCTCAGCACCGAGGCACCGGGGAGTACGATGGGGTTGCGAGTGGTCGTTGACGGAAAACTGGTTGTGGGCTGTAAGGTGAATTGAGGTTTATCCAACGGGATCAACCCTGGAGTGATAGGCTTGCTCTCTATAGCGGGGCCGGCAACACCAGTGTCCTCTATGTAGTAAGGCTTCTCGCCTCCTTGGACGGGGTTTGTAACAACGCCTGAGAAAATGTTGGTATTAACATCTTCCACCTTTGGGAGAGATGTCTCAGGAAGAGGATTCACCGGAGTGGGTTCCGATGGTCCCTGAAGATTCATCCCGCCTTCCCTGATGTACCTTTCCCTGTTTTCATCGGTTATCAGGCTGGTTCCAGAGTCTTCTCCCTCGCTGCTGTAGGTTGGTTGCTGAGATACAGGAGGCGAGGTTGGCTCAGGAGCAGGCGATGAAACCGGAGTAAACGTCTGGATATTGCTCAGATCCAAAGTGGGACGATTGATTTCCCACCACCTTGTTGGCCCACCAGTGTACGGAGTCGGTTCAGGAGTCGGTTCAGGAGTCGAGTAGTAGCTCAACGGATCTACGGGAGGCTGAGCGTACCCGGAAGCGGTAACAGGACCGAACACCGTCTCGGGAATCGTAATGGGCAGCGAGAGGTCTGATTTATTTCCGGCATCTACGGGAGCAGGCTCAAAGAACTGGCCAGTCTTCCAGTCGTAAGAGAAACCTCTGTTGTCCACAAAAGGCTCGCCAACAACGGTTCCGGGAAGCCCCCATGGAGCCAAATCCTGTCCGATTTGAGCGCCGTAATAATAACCACCTTCCGCAAGGTCGGGGTAATTATCAGGTCCAAAGTTTGCTTCAGCGGTTTCAGCCATAGATCAACCCCCAAGGCCGAATCCGCTGAATGCCTGACCGAGGTTTCCGATGCTGCTCGTGACGCCCTGAGCAATGGCAAGAGGAGAATTGGCCTTCGAGGCTTCAAACGCGTTCTGGGCGTTCTGTAGCGCGAAGCTCGAACCCATCTGCATCAACTGACCCGGACCCGCCTGTTGCATACCCTGCATGAGCTGGGGAGCAGCGAACGGAGAAGCGCCCTGCTGGAGACCTCCGAGCTGGGCGGCTTGCGAGACGATTGGCTGGAGCCCCAGGGCGGACTGGATGTTGGCGATGTTCTGCTGGCGACCTGCCTGCTGCTGCTGTTGCGCGGCCATCTGGCCCGCAAAGCTCTGCTGCATCGCGGTATTCCGCTGACCGGTGGCCGCGAGGATGTTGTTGAACGCCTCCTGCGCCTGACGATTGGCGACATCGCTCGTAGTCTGGCCGCTCTGGAGCAGACCAATGGCTTGCTGCCGGCGCTGCACATCCGCGTTGGCGATCGCCTCGTTGACGGCGCGAGCCTCGCGAAAAGCGGAGAGGTTGCCGAGGATGTTGCCGGTAGCGGTTCCGCGGGCGCGAGCGGCTTGCTCGGCAGCGCGGATCATCGTGGGATCGAGAGTGCCAGCCTGAGCAAGGCCGGCTCCGATCTGGCGTTCGAGATCGCTGCGGATGGACTGGGCGTAGCCGGTATCCTGCGGGCCAGTAGGCATGCCCACGCGCTCGTAGGTGGGAGCGGTGGGAGAAGTCTCAGAGATGGGAGCCCTGCCAATGTCGCTCAGGAACTGGGCGTAGAGACCCGGCTGAGTGGCGGTACCATACCGCTCAGGATCAAGAGCCTGAAGCTCGGCTCGGCGCTGTTGAGCGAACTGGGTGCCGTATTGCTGAGCAGCTTCCAACTGACGCTGCGCCTGAATCGGAGCCAGATCGGCCAATGCCTGACCGATGGCCCGTGTCTGAGCAATGTCGGAAACATCCTTGAAATCAACCTCTCTAAACTGACCGGTCTCCTTTCCATCCTTGTAGATAGGAACCCGAACCTTGGCCCCTATCCGGGATGCTGCCTCAATCTCGCGCTGGAGCGGAAAGGTTTCGATCGAGGCCATCACGGCTTCTCGATTCGCCGCCGCAATGTCTGGTGCTTTATACGTGCCGCCCATAGGAAATCCTTCGGTTCATCAGTAGTTTGGAGTACCTGTCAAAATCGTACAAACGGGAAATGCCTTTGCGGAACCCACCCAGCTTGGTGACGTTCTTCGAGCATAGCCCCATCATGGCCAACCAGAGTGTCTGAACCGCATATGGCTCAGCACCAATAGCGATCTCGATCCACGCGATGTGACCGTCTGGGAAGTTGTTGTTCAGATCCTCGGACTCCTCTATCGAGTTCAGAAATCGAACAGCCCCTACGCCAACGCACTTACCATCCTCGTTCTTCACAATTCCGATCAGCTTCTTGGCATTGAAGATTCCAATCCAGTTGAGCAACTGATCATCGTTCCACGTGGAACAAGTAGGCCAATGTTGTCTCAGCAGTTGTGCCGCTTCGATGATGGTGGGATGTGCGGTCATTGCTGAGGACGCACAGAATCAACAAAGCCAGAAAGTATCGTGGACTGGAGACTCAACCGGCTTCCGCTGGTCGTGTTGATCTTGAACTGGATGTTGTTCCAACGTCCTCGGCTGATGAGGTTGTAAGCCGCCAGGAACTTCTGAGTGCTCGGGATGCTGATCGCGGGATCGATCGAGGTGAACGTCCCGCTCATGTTCGTGGCGTATGAGAGCGATGCGCCGATGCTCGAAGCGTACGGATTATCAAGCGCGATCTGGATGCTGTATCCGATCTTGTCCGGAATGGGTTCCCCGAGGTTGTACGCCTTGGTGATGACCGTGGATTGGTAGGTGCTACCGCCGTCGAGGTAAGCAGACTGCTGCACGGGGCTGAGGCGGGTGTTGGGTAGGTAGTCGTTGAAAGACCAGACTTGGCCAGCACCATCGCTCAGCGAGATGATGTCGCCGGCGAACATGAGCACGGGGCCGAAGTTCGAGAATGCGGTGGGGATGAAGTCGTTGACCTGCCAGTTGTCCCAGTAACCGAGCCATGAGCGGGCCAGTGAGTGGTAGACGATGACCGCGTTGTTCTGGTTGAAGGTTCCTTCGAGTTCGATTGAAGAACCGGATTCGAGCAGAAGTGCTTCTTCACTTTCCAACCCGATGGAGAACGGACCAGCGGTAACGAACGGAACGGCCAAGAGGTAGCGGTTGTTCCAGAACACGCCATCGCAGTATTCCAGCTTGGTCTTGTCGATGCGGCTGATCAGGTCGTTGATCGGGCTGCTGAGCGCGAGGCCAACGCTGGTCTGGGTACCCGCTTGGATCTGGGCCATTGAGCGGATGCCGTCGCGAGACAGGAAGAATACATCGGCACCGACTGCGGTGATCGAACGGTGCGAGGAGCAGCCGATATTGCCCGAGATGAGTGTGATGACCCAATCGGCTGGATCCTGCGTAGGATCGGCATCCACGCTCCAAATTGAGCGTTCCTTGAAGACGAGGAGTTTGTAGCCGAACCACGAGTAGAGCCCGCGGATCGGATCGCCATCGCCACCGACACGAATGGAACCGAGCGGATCCCACGACTCGCCATCGAGGATGTCCGAGAAGTAGAGGGTATCTGGCTGGATTGTGGTATCCGCGGACACGGCCCACAGACGGTTGGTGTGGGTGGTGAGATAGAGCGGCTTGGCGGGGGCGGCGAGTGATACGAATGCGACCGCGTGGGACTGGTTTGCCGGTGAGATCGAAACCGTAGGAGCCGTGATGTAACCGCTGCCGGGGTCCGTGATAGTGATCGCAACTAGGTTGCCATCATTGGCCACAATGGCGGTGGCCGTAGCGGTTACACCGCTTGGCGGAGCCGATATGGTGATCGTGGGAATCGAGTTGTGACCTGAACCCTGCCTGATCACATCGATGCGGCTGACTTTGCCGGCTGTAATTGCCGCGTTGGTATTCGTGCTCGTGACATAACGCAGGGCGCTATAGCCGTCCGCGTAGAAGAGTTTGTCGTTGAGCTGTGCGAAGTAAACGAACCGGGAGGCGTCGTTGATCGTCGAGCTTGCGATCGAATTGTACGAGACTCCGGGTGAACCGTAGTAGAGATCCTTGGTACCGGTGTTCCGATTGAGAACGGCGATTACGAGGCGCTCGGAAGCGGCGGTATCGAAATAGAAGCCAGAGAAGACCTGCGAGTTGGTGGGTAGGTTACTGGCAAAGTTGGAAGTGGTGGACTCCCAGTTGGTGATGATGTCTTCCCAGTTGCGCGATTCGCTGTTGCCGGTCAGCGACAGGGTCCCGAGGCGTGTGACGAGGTTGCCGAAGTCGTCATAGTCCATGTTGATTGCCTCTTCCATGCTGGTGGCAGGAATGGCATCGGGACGAGTGGCGGAGATGACCCCGGTGGAGAAGCCAGTGCTTCCATCCAGAAGCATCTGGTCATCGAGCGCGTCTGAGGATTGGAAAGGCATTAGAGGATGTCCTGGAACGTGTAATCGTAGAGGCTATCCGGGATGATGCGGCTGATCTGCTGCTGTTGGCCACGCTCCATGTCTTTCATGATGGAGACCTGAGCAGCGCCCTCTTGGAACTTGGCCTGCGCCTTCCCGTACTGCCGGGAGTATTCGAGGAGATCGCCTTCTGTGTAGGCCATCAGTGCGTTCTCGACGCCGCGCAGCTCGAAGTTGGTATCGTTCGAGATGGTCTGGGCTTCGCCGAACTGGCGCATCTGGGACTGTTTCTTGCCCAGGATGAAGAGGGTGCCGTTGGTATTGGGTGTCGGGATGAGCTTGATGCGCGGGACACCGGCTTCACCGTAGGAGACTCCGAGGACGCGAGCCCAGTTGACGAAGTTGCCGGGTGTGGACTTGCGGCTATCGACGTTGTTCCAAGTGTTGGGATCGAGCTGGAAGAACGAAACCCATTCGGCGGCTGGTACTTCGATACCATCGGTATCACCGGAGACCGTGAAACGGGATGCGACCGGGAAGTCGAGGAACATGTTGTAACCGGTCCCGGAAGTGTACGTGGCGGTGACGTACTCGGAGATGGTGACGAGTTCTTGGCCGTCTGTGACGGGTGTTGAGACGACTCCGAGGGTATCGTTCCAGAGACACGAATCCCAGATCATCGAGTAGCGGCGGATGCAGAACTTCTTGGCCAACGCGAGCGTGGCCGAGTCCGTGAACGATAGCTTGTCGCAGGCCGCTTGGGCTACTTCGGAGGGTTTCATGCGAAGAACTCTTGGAGCGTCATGGCGGAGATCGTTGTGAAACTGGATCCACCGTTTATCGCGTAGTTGAGGTACAGGTTCGTGACCGACAACGGAGAGAAGATGTGAACCTTGTACGTTGTTGAAGTGGACGATGACGGAGAATCGAGGAACTCGATCTTCGTGTTGTTGATCGCATTGACCTCACCGTCTTCGTAGCTTCCTGAAGCAATACCTTTCTGGCCTGTGCCAATCGAAGTGCCGATCTCGGTTCCGTTTCTGGTTACACGGAACAATACGAATTGAGAGGCGTTAACCAGTGTTGAGTAATTCAGGACGATGCTGACCAGAATCTTGGACGAAGTGGACCGAGGAGTGAT